AAGCGATGGATGCTCTGTGCACCCCAATCGGCGTCTCTGGCTACCAGTGCTGGATTCTGTCCGGAGTCGGGGCGTACCTCGCCATCGTCGCGGTCAGCTCGGCAGTCGCGTCCGCTATTGCGTTCGCTCTCTTGCTGGGCTACATGTTTCTCAGGCCCTTCGTCTGGGCCTGGAAGATCATCCGCTACTCCTCTGGCCTGCGGCGGTCCATCCTTTGGCTGTTGCTGCAGCCTGTGGTCGGGCCATGGCTCGCCCTCGGAAGGTGGTTGTACACCAGGGAAGCCTCTCCCACAAGCCTCGTCTCTGAGCCCGCAAACAAAGAAGGGCCCAGCGAAAGTCGCTTGGAAATGGCCAACCCCGCGTGTCCTGCCGGAGAGGCGAAGCCGCCGTCTGGGCTTCTCCGAGTGATCCAGAGTGGCAGCCACATTGGCTATGCCTTTGTCGTCAAGACCAAGACGGCTGGCACGGTCATTGTGACAGCAGCACACGTGTTCGCCGCCGCGATTCAAGTCGACGGCACCCTCACGCTCTCCAATGGTGAGCGAGAGGTTGCCGGAAAGGTGGGGAAGGAGGTCGTCCCTGTTCGGTTCAGCCCCACCCTTGACCAGGTGTGGCTGGCGGTGCCAACGGGGTGGCCCTCCCTCCTGGGGGCCCAAAGCCTCCAAGAGGCCGTGTTCGATCCTCGTAAGCCCATTACAGTCTTTTCCCCGCGTGCAGACGGTGCGACGTTGAGCTCGACCTCCATGGCCGGAGCTCCGTCGCCTTTCCGCATAACCTACGCAGCCAGCACAGTCAGTGGGTCTTCCGGCTCGTGCCTCCTTCAAGGCGGCAAGGTCGTTGGAATCCACACGACGGGGCGTATCGCCAACGGCGCTGTTCGCAACGCCGGGTGTGGCTTGCTTGGCCCGGTTCAGCTGCGCGAGACCAGCAACCGGGCCGCTGGGAAGGCTTGGCAGCAGGTTCCCATGGAGGAGTTTGAGGACTTCGGCGCGGAAGAGGGCTTCGAGACCATCGAAGACTATCTGGATCTGCCCGCGCACAAGCGTGGCTCCAGGGTGGTCTGGGTGGCGCACGGCAATTCGTATGCCGCGAAGGAGATCAACGCGTCCGAGAAGCGCCTTCGCGAGAAAGGCGCGGCCTTGTGGGCGGATGAGATTGACGGTGCCGAGTCGGCTTTTCAGGGCGCGCCGCAGCCGGCCCCGGCGGCGTGCACAGAGGGGCCGATCGCTCCCGTCCCTCCGGTCTCGTTTCAGAGGGATGGCGAGTCCTCGCTCAGCTCGGAGGTCAGGGATTTGAGGCGGCAGCTGGAGGGGCTGATGTCGCGCCAGGCTTCACCCATGCCGGGTGGGTCGACCGCGTGCGACCCGAGCCCCACCAAAGGCGCTACCCGTTCCTTGAAGAAGCGGCGAAACAAGAGGAGGCCCTCCGTGGATGGGGCCCCCCCGACCGTTCAGCCGCTGCCGAGCGAGCTTCAGCGGCCTACCAGGCCGCCCAGCGAGAAGAAGGTATCGTTCCAGACGGCCAGCTCCTCAAACGCCTCGCCCGCCGCGCGCGTGAAGAGTACCCTGCGAGTGGACACCTCGCGGGGAGCGCTTTGAGCGTCGCGCGCGGAGAGGAGCTGGATTGGCGGCCTATGGTCGAGGCTGCCATCGGTGCGCTTGAGCATGACAGCTCGCCCGGCTATCCACTGATGCGCCTGGCGCGCACGAATGGAGAGCTGCTTGCTCGCCATCGACAGCTGGTTGTGGATCTGGTCTGTGACAGATTGAAGCTGATGGCCCGCGCTAATCTCGATAGCGTGAGGCGCATGACTGCAGGAGAGCTCGTTGACGCAGGCCTGACCGATGAGGTCCGTCTGTTCGTCAAGAACGAGCTCCATTCCCAGCAGAAGATTCAGCAGGGGAGAATGCGGTTGATTGCCAGCATCTCTGTCATCGACCAGGTGGTTGAGCGAGTCCTGAACGGTCCACAAAACCGTGAAGAGATTCGGCTCTGGCAGACCATTCCGAGCAAGCCAGGCCTTGGCTTGCACGATGAGGGTCTCCTCGCCATTGAGGGCCAGATCAAGACGCTCGGGGCTGGCGATCGCACCATCGTCTCCACTGATGTGTCGGGGTTTGACTGGTCGGTGCCGCAGTGGATGCTTGATTGGGACGCGGACGTGCGCGCAGATCTGTGCGCTGCCGGGCCCCTCGCATCCATGTTTCGCGTGCGCGCGGTGTGCCTGGGTCTTTCCAGGTTCGTCTTCTCTGACGGGGTTGTCTGGGACCAGCAAGTCCCCGGCATCCAGAAGTCTGGCTCCTACAACACTTCCAGCACCAATTCCAGACTGCGCGTCCTGCTCGCGTGGCTGGTCGGCGAGTGCGAGGGCTACTCAAGCCATTGCATCGCTATGGGCGATGACGCCGTTGAGGTGGCCCCTGTCTCACCAGAGACGCTTGAGGCGACGTACCGTTTGTTCGGGTTCCGCCTTAAGGAGGTCAGCTCTTGCCCGATTGAGTTCTGTGCCTACAGGTTTAGCTTGACGGGTGCGTTCGAGCCCGTTCGCTGGCACAAGATGCTGGCGTCGCTGCTCGCCACCACCCCTCGCGACCAGGCACATGAGAACGAACTCCTCGTTGCGCTTGCGCACGAGTTGAGGCATTCTCCTCATCTGGCAACGGCGTTGCGCTGCGTCACCGCGTCTGGGTGGGGGGCGCGAAAAGACGCATGACCAATGGCTGCCAGACGTTCAAGGCGAGCTGCCAAGAAGAAGGCAGCTTCGAAACCCCCACAATCGGCTCGACGCCAGCGAGTACCCCGGGGAGTGGGCATGGAGAACCCCGCGCAGCGGTGGCTCCAGTTGCTCAGAGATCCCTGTGCTGGGAATTTGGTGCAGCCGTGTTACACCGGCACCGACGCTGGCTACCTGGTGCGCACGACGGACAACATTTCCCTCAGTGCGACAGGTGCCGGCCTCGCTGTCGGTGCCACATATGCCTGCTCGGCCTTCATGTCGTACAGCCCCACGGCGATGTGCAATACTGGGCTCGGTAACCAGGCATATTTGTGCGGGGCCTACGCCCCTGGAGGCGCCGACCCCGTGACGGTGCTGTCCGCTGGTGAGGTTAATGCGGCTATTACCACGTACCCCATGAACTTCATCAACGGCACCAATAGCCCCGTGTACCGGTTCCGGCCGGTGGCCGCATGCCTGCGATGGGTCCCAACCGGGCCCTACGGCACTAGGTCAGGCGTGGTGAGCCTTGGTTATTCGGCTGGCAACATGTTCAACCGCGCGAGTACGGTGTTTTACACCAACGTCCAGTCCCTTATGCAGCATTATGCTCCAAACGGGTCTGAGCCACATGAGGTGCGG